CCTCCGGCACGCCAAGCGCCGCCGCCAGCGTGGCGGGTTGCCAGTGCGTCTGTTCCATCATGCGTTCCTTGTGAAACTGGCGAGTGTCACGCCCGGCCGCCGCGCAGTGGCATTCTCGGCGCCGTAAAGGGCGGCAATGGCGCGGCCCAATTCATCCAGGCTGCGGTATTCCACGGTGCGGCCTTCGAAGGTCACACGCGTGACGCCACCAGTATAGGCGGCAGCCAGCACGGCAGCGCGGCTGCCCGCGGGCTGCGCCAGCGCCCAGGCGAGGGTTGCGGGGTCCAGGTTGATCACCCGCCCGCGCCGCGCGCCAGTGCGCGCAGGATCGGCAGGATCTGAGCGCCACCCGCGCCAAGCGCGATCAGCACGGCAACGATGCCCCAAATCGCCCCCTCAATCCGGCGTGTCTGCTTGCGCAGGCCACAGATCTCCGCGCGCACCGCTGTGTAGCGCTCGGCACAGCGCTCGACATGCAGCGCCAGATCCTCGCGCTCACGCGCGTGGAGTTCCCCGTTACTCATATTGTCCTCCGAAACTATATCAGCGCGGCAGATCGCCGCGTCGGTCGCCCGCTTTGGTGATCAGCGACCCAAGGTAATGCCGCATTCTTGTATTAACCCGCCGACATTCCCGCGCGTAGCATTGGCAACACGGGCGACGCGGGCGGAATCCTGCGCAGGCAAGGTGCGGATTAGGCAGGCCGACAAGGCGGCCATCTCGATCGTGCCGCAGCTTGCCGCCGCCTGGGCAACACGCCCGCAAAAGGCGCGACGCTGTTCCGGCGTCTGCTCGGCAAAGGCACCACGTAACGCATCGGTCGCGCTGCCACCCTGACCGCCCAGGCCTGGGATGGAAATGCCCTGCGCCACGGCGGCACTGGTAGCGATCAACATCATTGCTGTCATCAAGAAGTGGCGCATGGCGGTGATCTTCCGAGGCCGAGGGACAGGATCGTTTGCGGGTGCCATTCTAAAGCAATATAAGCTCTGGGAGCCACTCTTCCATGCGCACGGTCGATTTGGCAGCTACACAATGATACGCCGTGTTCGCCGAGACGGCTTCGTTTATCGTCTCTATCGTATTGAATAAGCTGGCGTATAGTGTAAAAGAATCCTTATTTCCTAACGAGGAGCCTCCATTGGGAATTCAATGATAACTCGGTTTATTCTGGCATTCAGTGTGCTGTTTTTGACGACCGGTTGCGATGAAATTGCTGACCGTGTTGATCAGTGGCGATTTCCCAATTCTACCATCATTGTATCGAAGTGTATTGAGCGCAACGCTTCTGCAGCTACCCGGCTTGCATTGGATGCAAGGACTTATTGTGCTCGCGAGCACGCAAAGTTAATACCAATATCCTCTATTACTGGGCGAGGCGGACCCTCTTGTGGGCCCAATCAGCCAGCCAACGCTTTCCAAGGTGCATTTACTAATCTTTCCCCAGACAACGTTATCACGCAGGTACGCGTAAGTATCCGCTCTGGGGAGAATTTATGGTTATCACAGTCAACGGATACTTGGATTCCACCAAATCGGCAGCAGGACTTAATGATACCGCTTCACGGTACCATATCCAATTGCCCACGCGAATTTACTTGGTCGGTCGAGGTGGTTCGAGGCGTTAGCCTAACCTTACGTTGATCTTATGAGCTCCGTTCATAGATGTTTGGCCCTAGTCTTCCATTTTCTTATATTACCGCAACCACCCACCACGCGGCGCTAGCCAGTCAGGCCGGCGCATCAGTGGAGGCGGGTCTGGGTTTGGCGCCGCAAGCGGCGCGGCAGTCTGGACGGCTTGGCTCTGCACCGGCGCATTCGCGATATCCTCGCGCAGCCTCAGCCAGAAACGCTCGCCATACCGATCCGCACCCAGCAACCACAGCGCGGCGCGCGCTAGAACGGCGCAATCCAGTGCCTCGTTACGGTCGCGCAGCTTGGCCCATTCCTGGCGGATAAAGCCGCGTCGATCCTTCACCTGGTGCAGCTGCTCCGCCACTAGCTGCTTGACCCATTCAACCTCAATCCCCTGCGGCAAATGCACCCAGCCGGGCGGGAATTCCGGTGCCTCGCCGCGCCCGAGCCAAAGCCGACGATAGAGATCAACCTTCCAAGTTGAGACCGACACCGTCCAAAGCTTCAGACCACGCCGCAGCTTCCGCCCATCCACCAACGCATCAACCGGCGTTGGGCCCTGTACCGGCTGAGCCCTATTCCAACCATCCACCCCCTTGGTCGGCGCAATGCGTGGATCACGCAGCCGGCGCAAATGGCCATAGACCGCCGCCGTATCGCGACCGCCCGTATCAACACAGGCCTTGGCAATGCGGATCGCGCCGCCATTCGCCCGTGGCCAATCCCGCGCCAGCAATTCCGCCAAGGCATCCCAGGGCGCGCGTTCACGCGGGCTGCCGGCAATGACGATGTGATCCACAAGCCAGGAGGAATAACCTTCGGCCCAGGCCCAGATATCGCACTCCAGCCGGTCATCCTGCACATCGACGCCCGCCGTCAGCACCAGTGCGTCCTGCGGCACAACACCAAGGCGGAAATCCTCGCGCCGTTCCACCAGGCGTTCCCAATCCGGCGCCTCCCCACGATCCTGCCAGGTCTCGCCAAGCACCGTATTGCGGAAGGTTTTCAGATCCTCGGCCTTGCCCTGCGCGGCTTCCCAATCGCGCGCGATCTGCTCCCAGGACAGCCAGCCGACGGGGGAATACAGCGCCGAGATGTGAAAGCCGATCGTGTGCGGGTTTTCCGCTGCCGCCGTTGGCCGCCATTCGCCGGCAGCGAGCATGGCCGTCTTGTGATGTTCCTCAATCGGCGTGTCGCAATCCTCGCAATGGTAGCGCACGCTGCGCGGATCGCCTTTCTCCCAAATCAGCCTTTCAAACTTCAGCCATTGCATCGCGCCGCAATGCGGACAGGGCAGGAAATAGCGCCGCTGGTCGGATGCCGCATATTCCCGTTCAATCCGGCTGCGCCCGGCGATGGTCGGGGTTGAAACCAGAAAGGCTTTCCTGCGCCAGCCGAAGGTGCGCGCTCGGGCCTCGGCCAAGGCAATCGGATCGCCTTCGCCTTCAATGTCGCCGGGATAGGCGTCCACCTCGTCCAGAAACAGAAATCTGGCCGGCATGGAACGCAGCCCGACCGCACTGTTCGCGCCCGTCAGCACCAGAATGCCGCCCGGGAATTCCTTGGACAGCATTGTATTGCCGCTGTCCCGCGCGCGGGCCGGCGCCACGCGTTCCCGCAGTGCCGGCGTTTCCTCCAGCAATGGGTCAATGCGCTGGCGCGAGAAACGCTTGGCCAGTTCCACGGTCGGCTGCACCGCCAGCACCGGCGCCGGGACGTGATGCAGAACATAGCCGAGCCAATTATTGCCTGCCTCGGTCGCGCCCACCTGCGCGCCCTTCATGAACACAATCCGCCGCGCGGGATGCACGGCAGATAGTGCATCCATCACATCGCGCAGATAGGGCGTGCGGCTCGTGCGCCAGGGGCCGGGTTCGGATGACGCGCGGCTGCCCAGGATACGATGCTGTTCCGCCCAGGCAGATACCGTGAGTTGCGGTGGCGGGCGTAGCATGGCCCCGGCACGGCGACGCACATGTTCACGCGTGCGGCTCTCGCTCGCCGCCGATGCCTGGAGGGTCGAAGCGATCGGAAGCCTCCGTCAGAAGCTCATTGATGTGTTGCTGCAGGATGGTTTGCAGCAGATGGGGTTCGACGCCGAGTTCGGCGGCAATGACGCCCGCCACGCGCGCGGGCCAATTCAGCAGCGCGTCGCGCATGGTGCTGGCGATTTCATCAATCGTCGCATTGGCGGTCGCGACGTCGAGCAGCCGGCCCTTGCTTTCATCAAGCGCCAGGCGCTGGGCTTCCACCTTCAGCGCGAGTTGCGCGACCTTCAGCCGGGCGAAGGGTGTGCCCTCGGCCGCCGCGCTGCCGCTGAGCGGGGAGCGCTGCGGGTCGGCGGTTTCCAGCAGCCGGGCGCGCGTCTTGGCGATGTCCCATTGGCCATTCGGCTCGCGCGCAATGCGCCCGGAGCGTTCAGCCTTGTGCATGGTGGTGTCGCTGACGCCAAGGCGTCGTGCGGCTTCACGCGTGGAGGGTGTCAGTTCAGCCATGGCGGCGACCTCCCGCCGCGCGTTGGTGAGGGTTCAGGGTGTCAGTGTGTGGCGCGGTGGCGCGCTGCGTGGAATGCGGCAAGTGCTGCTTGCCAGTCGGCGTCGTGCGGGGTGCCAATGCGCTGGAGTAGTTCGAGCGTTACCGTGGCCCGGCTGTAGTATTCGCCCTGCATGCGCGCGAGCCATCCGGAAAGCCCCTGCGCGGCAAGGGCGTCACTGGCGGTCGCTATCTCTGCCTCGCTCGGCTCAGTGCGCCCGAGGGAAACATGCCGCCCGTCACCGCCGAGCAGGATCCATCGGTTTTCAGTTTCTGCCTGCATCGTCACTCTCCGTCTTGCGTGACGGACGCTTCGCG